TTGCATTGGATGTCGATATGACCTCCCTTGTTGTGGCGGATGAAGAACCCGAAATGTAAACACGTAGATAAAGGAAACGAAAATGTCTGAACAAGCTGTTAAACCCCTAGGCGAAGTTGTACTGACCAAGGTACGCCTCGCATTCCCCGACCTGTGGACTCCGACTTCCATGAAGCCTGACCAACCCAAGCAGTTCGGTGCCACCTTCCTCATCGAGAAGGGCAGCAAGAACGAGAAGCTGGTACGCGATGCCGTAGCGGCCGTTACCAAGGAAAAGTGGAAAAAGGACGCCGAAGAGGAGTTCGATGCCATCAAGGATAATCCGCAAGCCTGCGCGTTTATCAACGGTGACAGCATCAAGAAGCGCAAGCTCGATGGTTACGCCGGTCACATGGCCCTCACCGCCAAGAACAAGACCCGCCCCACGGTCGCCCGTACAGAAAACGGTCGCCCTGTGGCCATCACGGAAGCCGACGGTATCGTGTATGCTGGCTGCTATGTGAACGCCAAGGTCGAAATCTGGGCCCAAGACAACGAGCATGGCCGCGCTCTGCGCTGCTCCCTGCTGGCTGTCATGTACCACTCGAAGGGTGATGCCTTCGGCGGTGGGCGTGTAGCCTCCCTCGACGAAATCGGTGACCTCACCGTCGACGAAGAGGATGAAGCCGAAGCCATGGGTGTGTAACAACACCCGCATGGCCACGCGGTTGGCCCTCGATATAATATCGTAAAGGGGTGCGCGATTGGCATCTCCTCCCCATCCGCCGACTGTCAACCAATGGTAGAGTCGCTAAACAAGTACCATAAAAATCAACGCGTAGGCGGGATTTCCAGCGGTCGCTCTCGGTAGAAACGAGTCGTACGCAAGTTCTCCTCAAAGCATCCCCGTGGGAAGGCCCGCCTTGCGTTTAATGTTTAGGAGAGCACCGCTCCCTCACCCCGTCCACCCCGGCGGTGCTCTCCTAACTGTTGAACGTAAAAACAAAGGAGCTTATTATGCAAGAAGAATACCGGCACTCCCGCATGTACGAAGGATATTGGGTAAGCAACCTAGGTAACGTGAAGGGCCGCAAGTTTACTGTGCTCAAGCCGCAGAAAGTGAATAGCGGTTACCTTATCGTTAATCCTTGTGATTTTGTGGGACGTCGGGTTGCCCTCGTTCACCGACTTGTGGCGCTGGAGTTTTGCGAGCAACCAAAAGGATGCCATTTTGTGAACCACAAGAATGGCGACAAGACCGATAATCGTGCGGGAAACCTTGAGTGGGTGACACGCTCGGAGAATATGAGACATGCACGGGAACTTGGTCTGGCGCAGAAATACCCAATGATTAGGTACGCTGTTATCGGAACTTCCTCCGACGGCAAGGAGATGCTGTTCGACTCGCAAATGCAAGCCGAGCTTATGCTTTCTGGGAAGAAAACGTCAGCTATACACCACTGTATAACGGGTAAAAAGAAAACAGCCTACGGCTGCACATGGAGACGCGTATAATGCCTACACTTTGGCTCGACACAGAAACATTTTCGCCTACGCCGATTTCGTACGGAACTCCTAAATACGCGGAAAAGGCCGAAGTTATAATCCTAGCCTATGCTTGCGATGAAGGCCCCGTTCAGACGGTTGACTTCACAGCACCCGAGGAGAAGGCGAAATACACCGAAATGCTCCGCAAGACGGTCGAGCGAGACGATGTTACAGTCGTGTGCCATAATAGCTATTTTGACCGCACCGTCATTCGCGAGTCCCTCGGTATTTGTATACCGCCTGAAAGAATCCACGACACTATGATTATCGCCGCCATGCACAGCCTTCCCATGGGGTTGCAAGCCCTGTGCGAAGTTTACGGTCTTTCTGCCGACCTCGCCAAGGATAAGGACGGTAAGCGCCTCATACGCACGTTCTGTATGCCACAACCCAAAACCGGCAAGCGCGTAATGCCGGGAGACGCGCCAGAAGAGTGGGCTAAGTTCCTTGCCTACGCCGCCTCCGACATCTCCTCCATGCGCGAAATTTATAAGAAGCTTCCCAAGTGGAATCTTAAAATCGAGCACCCTACCTGGGTACTCGACCAAAAGATTAACGACCGGGGTTTTCAGGTTGACGTGGTGTTGGCCGAGAAAGCTATCGCTGCCGTGGAACGGGCCCAGAAGGAACTGGCCAAGCGGGCCAGCTCTATGTCCGATGGGCATGTGGCCTCCGCAACCCAACGTGACGCCCTTCTGCACCATTTGTTGCTTGAGCATGGCGTCTCGCTACCCGACATGACAAAAAGCACTCTGGAGCGCCGCGTAAACGACCCCGAGCTGTCCTACGTTGTGCGGCAACTTCTTGCCATTCGACTCGACGCAGCCACTACCAGCACCTCGAAGTATGAGGCCTTGCTCGAAGGTGTCAACGCCGATAACCGTATGCGGGGAACTCTGCAAGCTTACGGCGCTGGTCGCACCGGCCGATGGGCAGGCCGAAAGTTCCAGCCCCAGAACCTCCCCCGACCGGCGCACTCATGGGACGACATCCTCTTTGCCATCGAGGCGCTCATGGCCGATGTCCTGCACCTCATGACAAATGATGTGATGAAGCTTACCTCCTCGGTCATACGCTCAGTCATCATTCCCGAAAAGGGCAAGGTTCTGGCGGTAGCCGACTTGTCCAACATCGAAGGCCGGGTCGCGGCTTGGCTAGCTGGAGAAGCATGGAAGGTGAAAGCCTTTGCTGACTTTGATACCTTTGTTCTTGACGAGCATGGCAACAGGATATGGGACAAACCTACCAAGGATTGGCTTCGTAAAGGCCCCGACCTTTACGCGTTGGCCTATTCTAGATCTTTCGGTGTAACACCCGAGATTGTTATGCAGAACAAAAAGCACGGTGACGGTACGTTCCGCCAAATCGGTAAGGTGCAGGAGCTCGCTCTGGGATACGGTGGCGGAGTAGGGGCGTTCGTGTCAATGGCCGCGAACTACAATATCGACCTCGAAGATATGGCCACCAAGGCTTTGCCCAATATTCCACAGAAAACGCTGGATGCCTCCACGAATTTCTGGGACAAGACCGACCGCAAATATGGGTTGAGCCAACGTGTCTTTGTGGTGTGCGACAGTATCAAGCGCCTCTACCGCGAATCCCAGAAGGAGATTGCGAGTTACTGGTTTGAGCTGGAGGACACAGCGCGGCAGGCGATACAGAACCCCGGTATAATGTTTGAGTGCCGAAGGGTTAAAATCATACGCAAAAAGAGTTGGCTACTTATATACCTGCCCAGTGGTCGCGCCCTGTGTTACCCGGACATCCGCGTCGACGACGAGGGCACCATCAGCTACATGGGTATGGACTCGTATACCAAGCAATGGAAGCGCCTCAAGACCTACGGTGGGAAGCTGTTCGAGAACATCTGCCAAGCCGTGGCTCGCGATGTGCTGGCCGCCAACATGCCCCTCGTGGAGAGCAAGGGCTTCGCTATTGTGCTGACTGTCCATGATGAACTCATTACAGAGACTGACATACAGCTTGACGAAATACCGATGGAGTTCTGGAAGGCCAAGTATCCCGCCGGAGATTACCTCGCCGCGCTTATGTCGACCAACCCGTCATGGGCCGAGGGCCTACCCCTTTCGGCCGGAGGGTTTACAGCAGACCGCTATCGCAAGGATTAACACTATGAACGTGAAGGGCACAAAAATTGTTCCGCGCTGGATAATGCGTAAGCAGAACCCGGAGCCCTGTTGCCACTACTGTGGTAAACATCTCCGGTGGTCGGCCCCCGGTGAGAACTATGTAAACAAGGGCGACAGGGTAACGCTCGACCATATCATCCCCAAGTCGGAAGGTGGGTCGTGGCACACCAGCAATTTGGTCATCGCATGTTTGGACTGTAACCAGCTGCGGGGCCCACAGAAATACGAGGACTTTGTACAGGCCCTCGAAATATTGGAAGGAAAAATACATGGGTCGCCCCGAATCTAAAACCGAGATGTACCTCGTAGACCGCTGCGAGCAAGAAGGTATCTTCTGCCGCAAGGCAGAGTGGATTAACCGGGGTGGGTGCCCCGATCGTTATCTAGCCCGTGGCCCGGTGCAGGCATGGGTGGAGTGCAAATCGGAAATTGGGGAGTTAAGCGTAATTCAGGTAACCGAGATAGGACGCATGCGCATGGCGGGTTTAATTGTATTTGTGGTATCAAACCGTGCGGAGGTGGATGTGGTTATGCGCTGGTTTGACAACAGATACACGGAAATACCCACGCGCCTTATTGCGTTTGCGCCAACCATCAGGAGTTTCGACGCATGAAGTGGCTCCGTAATTTCCAAGATGATATCGCCGATTACATCATCAGCCACCCGCGCTGTGGGGTCTTCGTACCGATGGGTATGGGGAAGACCGTATCCGCGCTCACAGCCGTTGTACGCCTCCGCATGCTGGGCGAGTACACCGGTAAGGTGCTCGTTATAGCCCCGCTCCGCGTGGCAAAGACGACGTGGCCAGACGAAATACGGGAGTGGCCCCACCTTCGGCACCTCCGCGTCTCCACCATTATCGGGGAGCCCGTAGACCGCCGGGAGGCTCTGCGGCGCGAGGCCGACATCTACACCATAAACTACGATAACCTCCAGTGGCTGGAGAAGAACCTCCCCGGTGTATGGCCCTTTGGTATGGTTATTGCCGATGAAGCCACGAAGCTCAAGGGTTACCGCACCCGGCAGGGCACAGCCCGCGCCAAGGTTTTGGGGAAAATTGCGCACTCCCGCATAGAGCGCATCGTCCTTCTCACCGGCACACCCGCCCCCAACGGGGTGAAAGACCTGTGGGCGCTGGGATGGTTCCTTGACCGTGGCCGCCGCCTTGGGGAGTCGTTTACGGCGTTCACGACCCGGTGGTTTCGGCGTGACTGGAGCGGCTTCAACTATGAGCCGGTGCCGCATGCGCAGGAGCAAATTGAAGCCGCCCTCAAGGACATATGCTTCTCCCTAGATGTGCGGGATTACTTCGACATCAAGGAGCCCATCGTCTCCATCCGTAAGGTGCGCTTGTCTCCCGAGGTTATGAAGAGGTACAAGAAGATGGAGCGTGATATGTTCACCGAGCTCAAGGATGTCTTCTCCGGGCGCCTTAACACTATAGAGGCTGCCAATGCTGCCACAAAGACCATGAAGTGCCTCCAGATGGCCAACGGGGCAGCCTACATAGGCACAGGCAGCAACGCCTGGACGAACGTGCATGACGAGAAGCTGGACGAGCTGGAGAGCATTGTGGAGGAGTCCATGGGCATGCCCATCCTTGTGGCCTACCACTTCAAGTCCGACCTCGCCCGGTTAAAGAAGCGGTTTCCCCAAGGGAAGGAGCTCGACAAAAATCCACAGACCGTTAAGGACTGGAATGCAGGTAAAATACCCCTGCTATTTGCCCACCCGGCCTCCGCCGGTCACGGCTTGAGTTTGCAACACGGGGGCAACATTATCGTCTTCTTCTCGGTCAACTGGAACCTCGAAGAGCACGACCAAATTAAAGAACGTATAGGCCCGGTTCGCCAGCTACAGAGCGGCTATGACCGGCCGGCGTATGTGTATTACATTTTAGCCGAGAACACCATCGACGAGGTGGTGCTCGAACGGTTGAAAACCAAGGGGGAGGTTCAGAACCTCCTTATGAAAGCACTGAAAAGGAGCGAAGAAAATGGACAATAAACAAAAAGAGATAGGTTGGATTAGCCATGGTCGTACATTTTATAGACCGTTAGCGTGTATGGATTTGATCTCCGTTGACATTAAACAAATGGACGGGACATACATCGAGGGTGTGCACCCCCAAAATATCGCATGGGAGACGGTAAAACAGTGGCGGCCTTCTATCGGTCTTACGCGAATAGGGAATGTAGAAGACCCGGCGCCCACGGACAAACCTAGTGTGCAAGAAACGCTCAACGAGCGGGGTAAGACCCATGGTGATTTCAGCGCGCAAGCAGGTATGTCGCAAAATCTTAAAATGCTTATGCGCAGTAGTAAGTTCAATGACCTGACTTTTGCGCAGCGCGAGGCGCTGGATGCCATTACCATGAAAATCTCCCGTATCATCCACGGAAACCCGAACGAACCTGACCACTGGCGGGACATTGCGGGGTACGCTACCTTGGTCGAGAATATCCTCGTCCATGGCAAGAGCCATTTAGGATAACAAAGAGCCCCGCGGGGCTCTTTTCCAAAGTCGATACCCGGTGCTAACTAGCAGCCTTTACCGCCCTTTTTGCCTTTCTTTTTCATGTGTGGTCTCCTTCCTTATGAAATTACACCTCAAAATGGGGCGGTAGTCAATATGATGGGGCGATAACGTGCGCCCCGGTCACGGCAGGTTACGGCCCGGATGCCAACGACATTGATGCCGTCGAGTTACCTGTTTCCTGCTGGCCGAGAGAAGATCACCTCCCTTCACTTGCTGGCTTCTCGGCAGGCGATGAATTCAGATGTGGTCATATGGACGGAGTGGCAGTACCGACATACGTCACGCTTGATAGCAGGTGGAAGAATAGGAAGCGAAAGCGGGAGAACGAGTTGCACTTCCTTCTGCGTGGGGGAAACGGGGTAAGTGTGCATGGCACCCTCGGTGGTTCGATATGGTTACCCGTCTAGCAAATCAGATACAGTTAACCTTGTCAACTGGAACCGGTGCTTTAAAGCGAACATCCAACGCCCAATTTCCGCTACGTGTGTACATGTGGGTACGGTTATCCTGCGTTGTGCACTCTACTCTTAAGGCAGGCTGGCTCGCGGAGCGAAGATCTGTCCACACGGTATATGAAAACACTGCACAATTTCCAGACGCATAAGTTCCCCGGGGAACGTACCGATAATCGTACATATTGTAGTTCTCATAACGGATACGCGCTTTGGCGGAGGTGTGAATATCGTAGAGCTCACGCGGTGGCTGTGCGCTGCACGCCGCAAGCGTTAGAGCAAGAATGACCAGAATCTTCATCATTGTACCCAGTTTATAAGGGCTTGGTGGCGTGTGCGGCACTCGTTGTAATTTTGCACCACACTCACGGTATAGCTTAGAAGTTGACCCATATCCATGGTCGAAGACACCTGCTTAGGGGGCGGACAAGGGCGGACGGCGTTGGCCGGTGGGAAGGTCGCCGGAACAACGGGTATCCTGTTGCTTGCGCAAGACATGAGAACAAGTACCAGATAAAGGATAAAAACGATTCTCACGCGGCACCTATGGCCAATAGGAAGGGACGTAGAGCGTTTGTGTAGAAAGAGAGGTTGACGGCATCCGTGAGATTTCCGCCTGCATGTACAGCGGCCACGCGGCGGGTGCTGAAAGACGCGGGGGTGCCCGAGGAGTTCGCGGCCAAGGCAAACAGGTTCCCTATGGGAACGGCAACAGACGCGGCGGTACTGGTATAGTTCTCTACCCCATCACGGATATACTTGCTAGCGGCGCTACCGGAACGCGTGGTCACGCTATGGCCTAGTGCCGTTGCAACCGCACCACCGCCTTGTGTGGCATTTGTGTTTATGCGCATACCTGCTCCACCGCCGGTGCTGTCCCGTAGACGAATAAACGCCCCAGAACTCGCGGTCACAATACCAGCCTCTACAGAGTTGCCAGATGCGGAGCCCGAGTTAACGTATACTCCCAAGTGCGCCGAGTTGCGCAGGAACTTCGTGCCCGTCGAAGCGTCGTAATTCAGGTTGAGATAACTGGACGTACCATTACCGGCGTACCCACGGTCTGCCGTATGAGTGGGAGATGATACAGCGGTTATGGTATTACCGCCGGGATTCTTCCAGTTTATACCGGCAGATTGGGCGTCGGGTGAAGCCAACATATAGAGCACATCGAACATGCTCCATGCTCCCGACGCTATCGCGGCATAAATGAAGTCGTTCATGAGCGAGGCACGCGTGGGCGAGGGCTTCACGGAGAAAGCGTTTATGACCGCTATTGTCTCGGGAAGTAACGGGCTATTGGCAGCGCCTGCCCCCAGAACGGAGGGCGAAAGCGTAGTAGGGGAAAGCGCGCTGCCGAGCATGTTTAGCTATCCTGACGTGTGGTGAGAGACCAAGTACCGTCGGTTGCAACTGCTCGTATGGCTGTGAACTGGCATCCGCCTGGTACGGTGCTACCCCACATGGATGTGTCAAGTACGTTACCGAGACCCGAGGGTGTGACCCAAGTGGCTGTTCCCGCATCGATGTCCGCGTAGCTGGAATTGGTGACTTCGAGTTTGGCGCCCGTTGAAGGAGAGCCCGAAGTGAGGGCAAGAACAACGGAAACGCCGACGTCAGGGCGCAACTTATTTGTACGGTCGGCGGCGTCTGTTCCACTTCCAATACCGGTTTGCTGGGAAAAACTGCCAGCGGGTTTAATAGCCATATTCAAAGTCCTCCTTGGATAGCATGTTGCAGAAATTTTACACCCGCTACGGGAACTTGGCAAGAACGATAACTCGCGTCGTGGTTAATTTCGTTCTCCAGTTCCTTGGTAAGTTGCATATTTGCATCTTTGAGTTGCGTCAACTGATCTTCCAACCCCCTGGCTATTACGTCGGCTTTGCGTATTTGCCGGTCGTAGGCCTCTAGTTGGGATATGAATTGCTTTTCGCGCTCGCTAACGGCCCCACGTTCATGTACCCATAGCAAAGCGATAGCGCACAGGGCCACAAGGCCCAACCCCATAATGACATCAATTTTTGTTATTCCAAGCATAGCTGTCTCTCCGCTTCGCGGCGCTTAACGAGCCCCGCGTATTTCTTGCCGCCAGCATATATCCACCGACGCATTTCGTTGCAGGCTCCGACCTTGTCTCCGGCATTGAGTTTCCGAAGGAGGGTTGAGCCGCGAAAATTACCCTCTCCAACATTATACACAAAACTTATCAAAGCCGCATATGTATTATGCGAAATGGGCACCCGTACATACTTATCCACAATAGAAGCTTTAAGACGAACCTCGGCTTCCAGAGCCGCATCGCACTGTGCGGGGGTACGTTTATCACCCAGCTTTATCCCCAGAGTTATCCCCTCACATACGGTGGGTATGCCGACGGGGTCTAGGTAGGCCGCGAGCCGACGCCCCTCAAAGTATGTGATGACGCTGGCGGACACCGCAAGCGCACCGGTGAGTCCAACATTCACAACACGGGTGCGCAGAGTGCTCAATTTATCTCAACCTTGATGTGGCCGCCTTTACGCCATGCCCGTATGAGCTGCGTGTACTTGGGTACCAGCAGCCCGATTTGCAGGAGCACAAAGATGCAAGTTAGCGCGGCTACAAGGTCATTCATAGACCACGAGGACATGCCCCATATTGCGCCACCAGTGGCCGTGCCCATCTTGGCGACCGCTCCTTGCGCGTTGATGGTTATGACCTCTGTAGTTGTGGACGTGTCGGACATGAGCGTATCCCTTTAGGCGTTAGATCGGTTAATAAGAAGGTCAGTCAAATAACAACTTACCGTACCGGCTGTGACGGTGAGAGAATATTTCTGGCGGTAAGAGAAAGCGCCCTTTGGCACATTGAAGTGGCCGCCCTTGGCGCTGTACGCAGGGGCATCTGCTGTGTAAGAAATTCCGAGGAAGCTTCCGATAATGTTACCCGATGCATCCAGCACCTCGGTAACCCGTGCAAAGGAGCCCGTTCCGGTGCCGGTCGCAAAGTCAAGGTATTGTGGCAGGCTTACCATCACAAGGTCACCGGGCTGGCACCGCATGGGGTCACTGTAAACGGTTGTGGTTTTACTTCCACCACTGGCCCACGCGATCTTTATACGCATAGCTTTGCCAGTGCCAGTCCAACTTGGTGTATTAGCGATAACGGGAGAAGAAACAATATCCCACGTAATTGTAGCCGTCCCAGAGCCACTATCGGCCTTTGTCCAGTGGGCGGGTGTTGCGCCTAAGGTATCCCCCGAAAAATCACCGTTGATAAGTTCCTGTATAGCGCGAGAAATTACAAGGCTTTGGCCGTTGGTGGCCGCTACGATGGTAAGGCCCGAGCATGTAGTTCGCCCCAAACCTTGTACAAGCAGATTATGAACATGCTCGGCGGTCGTGTTATAATTGTCCGTGTTCCAGTTTGCAATCTGGACGTTGCGAAGGGCCAACCCGCATAGGTGCCCTTCATCCTGACCGTGCGCATTGTTGAGAATGATAGGGTCAAGCGCCGGGCCGTTGGTGGGTGTATTGTGAACAATGATGCCACCATCGAGGCAAACGTAAGCTTCATCCTCAAGAGTAATATAACGCTGGTGCTGGTTGGCAGCGCCGGGGTTTTCAATGTGGGGGTTTATTGCCACGAATTTGGCATCGTTTCGCACAATGATAGGGAAGTTATCGAGGGATGTTCCGGGCATCGCCGTCCAGCCACCATAGTTAAATTCACTGTTAACGCCTTGTGCGTCACCCAACATACCACCAATACGCATGAGTTCGCCCGAATTTGTGGGAACCGTTCCATCAATAAAACCCTGAATCCGCCCCCAGCGCGAGCTGCCTAAAAAGCCAATGCGCCACGTGTTATTCATAGGCCGGTTGGTTTTCAAAAACCCTTGCACATAGTGGTAAAAGTCAAACTGGCACATAATATGGGTGCCGTCTCCGGCCTGAAACCCTGTACCAATAAATTGCGTAAACTGGCCGCCACCGGAAATGACAACACCTCTCCCGCATTCCTGCGCGTATTTAGGAAATTGGGCATAGGAGGGGCCGGATAGATAATCTGTTTTGGCAACCATGTAGGCTTGATCAAGCTCAACAAGGATTTCGGCCTCCGGGTCAACGTAGGCCTTACTGAATTGCAACCAGGAAACGCCGTCAGAGCTGTACCGTGCCTTTGTGGGGTCAACGGTGAAAGGCTCGCTTCCCATATCATAAACCTTACCGGGGAAGAGCTTCCAGTTAATGCCGTAAGTCTCCGCCGCTGTCCGGCAGGCATCAACCTTGGCACGGTCGGTTGCCCCCGCAAACATTTCCGGCATGAGGAAAGAACCCAACAGGTTGGCCAGCGTCGCCGTTGTGCCATCTGCATGCGTAGGGGTTATGATGCTGTTGCTGGGGATTGTAATTGTGGCCGCAGCTTGGGCCGCCGCGAAATCGGCTGCCGCTTCGGCGGCTTCGGCGTATACCTGCGCGGCGGCAATGTCGGTTAACGTTGGGCCGTTGGTTACGTTACCGTCTACACCATCGAATACGAGGGTAGCGCCATCAATCGGTACCAAGGGGAGCTGGCCGGTAAGCGAGCTGCCGAGGGGAAAAGACAGCGTGCGGTCGAGGGTATCTTGTTGCTCCTGCACCATGGCGGTGAGCTTGTCATAGCTCGCCTCTGTGTTAGCGCCGTCAAAGCCCTTGGATGTGCGGTAGGGAACGACTTGGTTTTGGGGAGTAACGCGTGCGATCACGACAAGGTAACCATCCGTAGGCGCTTCGAGGAAGGTTACGCGGAATCCGCCCGTTGACACCGTAGCGGATGTATAATCTACACCTTCAACCTGTAGGGTCTGGACACCTGTGTCTATGTCTTGTAGATACACACGGAGATACGACAGGAGAATGGGATTCCAAGTTCCCGTGAACTGCGTGGTGACACCGTTTCCGGTTTCTACTACGGGTATGTAGTTGTCTGCGATGCTCATCGGTCACTGGTTCCTTTCAAGGCTGCATTGTAGCTATGGTTGGCGTCTCGTGCAATCGCTGTGATTTGTTCCTCAAGCTTGGAAATCCGCGCAACTTTGCGTTCCGATGACATTTTTGGGTCATCATAAATGACGTTAATTTCATCACTTAGGGCTTTCATCTGTTTGTAGGTTCCACTCAAGAGTCCATACAGGTTAATGACGCGCCCGTGTTTTTTGACGTACTCGGCCTGCTCTGTACCCTCAAGCTCCTTGGACGTCGCTCGACGTTGCTGTACTTGCTCCCAATTATCGAAGAACTTCGTAGCCGAGTTACTTCGGTAGCCAGCAGGGTCACGCACCGCGAACGCCTTTATGAGCGGTACGTCCGCGCTGGTAGTTGGCTTGTCGGGGACTTCTTGACCGTTCCACTTCTTGACTTCGTCGAAGATGTAGTCCCCGGCGTCGAGAGCGTGCTGGCCCATACCGCCAAACTGACCACGAATTGCGTTATCGATCTTGGCCGGAGACACCTTGAAGGCTTTCCCTACTGCCTTAGCGGTCTCGTTTGTGTACTTGTTGCTTCGCATCTCGGGGTCTAGGCGCTTCATCCAGTCGGGGTAGATCTCGCGGCCCATAAAGAAATTGTACCCCGTTATGGACTCTATGGATGTTTTCATAAGCGGCCCCAAGAGAGAAGGCAGATCTTGCACCGGCATAAAAGCACCCGCCACGCCGTACACCGTGTTGAGCCAGAATTCTTTGCCATCAGGTTTATCGTTGTCGTGGGCCCATGTCATAACGCGCTCCGGAAGGGAGCCAAACAGGTAGCCGATAGAGAAGGGCTTCGGAACGCGATGCCACTCCCCTTCGGTCTTGAATACCCAGAACATGTCCTTCTGCCATTGGGGTATTTCGAGGTACTCTTTCTTCTCGTCGTCTGGCGCGCCGTACAGATAGTACCCTGCTATTGTTACACTTGGAATCGTAATGGTAGCAATACTCCAAAAAGCGGCGGCCTTCGGATTATCCTTGTACGTGCGCACAAGCTTATCAACGCCTTGTATGCCAGCGTTAAGGAAAGGAACATACCGGTTCAATACCTTGCCCTTGGCGCCACGCCGAGAGAAGTTAAGGGTCGCATCGCGGCTTGTCATCGTGGCTTGCAGGGGTGTCTGGCCCTCTTGCAAGGCACGCCCAAACACGCCTACACGGGTAGACTGTTCAAAGAATCCCGAAATATCGGTGGCTGGTTTCAAAATGAAACTTAACTTATGGGGTTCCGACAGATAACTCATAATGCGGCCTTCGGGGCGCATAAGTTCTTTAAACGCCTTTTCGAGCCCTTTGTCGTCCAGTTCCATAAAGGAGTTGAAAGAGCCCCCCGAACGACGCCACTCGTTGTACAGGTCGCCCTTGCTAAGGGTCGAGAACATACCCTTAATCAAGTCGACCGGCGTGTACCGCACACCCGACTGGATAAGCGCGCCCATTTGGTCGCGGATAAGGTTACGGGCCCAGAACTCGGGGGCGAGCGTAGCACCCGCTCGCAGGGTAGTTGCCGATGCGGACAGGAGCTTTTCTATGAAATTCATATTGTAGGCGCTTACGCTCTCAACGGCTTCCAGAATGGGTTTGGACACCTCGTAGAACTGACGCTTGCCGCCTTCGCGCACAACGATTGTGCCCTTCGGCTGGAATGGGCTTGGGCGGTAGATGTCTTTGCCGTCCACGGTAGCCACCTTAGTCATGGGGGTAGGTATCTTCTGGATGTACTCCGGCATAACATCGGCAAGACTGACTATGCTGCGCGCCACATCATTACGCCGAGCCATGTCGATTATCTGGGCGCTGTTACGAATGATAGACCCGAACACATCCTTAACGTCGGCTTTGGAACCCTTAAGGGTCTTCACAATGCGATTTGCGTTTGTCTTCGTGAACACACCGTTTGTGGATATTCCGCCCATAAAAGTCTCTTCGTCCAGAACCCGGTCAAAGGGAATATAATTTGGGTTTTGCTTCACAATGCCATTATAGGTATCCTCGGCCATGACACCGCTATCCACGAGATTTTTAAGGATGCGTTTACGGGGTTTCACCGTTGGTGGTGGTATTAGGCACTATGGTACCCAAATGCCCGCCTTTATGGTTGAGTTTGCCTTGTCTGGTGGCGCTGGTAAGCTGGCCCAAAAAGGTGTTATGGCGGGCGCCGAGAAACTAGCTATAGCGGGAGCCGAAAAGACAGTAGCCAACGCCATAGGGCGCGGTGCCGTAAAAGCTGTTGCGGCATCCGCCAACGTGGCAGCCCGCACGGCGGTTATGCCGCAGCGGTATGTTCCTGCCTACGCAGAACGTCGCCTCAATGACGAGGTGGCCATTACCGATAAAGGTGACCTTTTGCTCCAAGAATCCACAGAGTCTCCAGCAAAGAGTGCTCTCATGGCCTTTGCCTACACGTCCACAGACGTCGCTAGTGAGCTTTCCGGGGCTACTATAGGCAAATACCTCACCGGGCCGCTTATGCGCACGTTAAAGACGCCCCTGGTAGCTGGTATCAATAATGTGCCCCTTCCTATTCGCACAGCCCTGTATGATGCTTACGCGAAGATAAAACCCACCGCCCTGTGGTCAGAGGTTATGAGCGCCGCCGGTTGGAATGGCATGCTCAATGAAATCGGGGAGGAA